TTTAGTGGCCTTTTTTATTGGGTGATACATGATAAGCATCGTAAAACGTAACGGTTCCACTGAGCCGTTGTCAGAGGAAAAATACAACCGCGTTGTGATGTGGGGAGTCGAAAACATTCGCAACGTTAGCGCGTCTGCTGTCGCTATGGGCGCTGCTGCCAGCATTTTCGACGGAATGACCACCTGCCAGCTGCATGAGGCGCTGGTGAAGTCCGCTGCCGATCTGATCTCTCCGGAAACCCCGAACTACTCGCAGGTTGCCGCGCGACTGAGCCTGTTCAAGATCCGCAAGGACGCCTTCGGCCAGTATGACTACCCGAATTTCTACAATCACATCGTCAGCAACGTCAGTCGTGGCGTTTACGATGAAGACCTTCTCAAGTACTACTCTCAGGAAGAAATTGCCGAGCTGGGCGTGTACATCAAGCCTAAGCGCGACGAATACTTCGGCTATGCCGCCACCGTGCAGCTGGCGAGCAAGTATCTCGTTCAAAACCGTGTAACTGGCGCTATCTACGAAGGGCCACAGCAACTCTACATGCTGGTCGGCATGTGCCTGTTCCAGAATTGGGAAGATGGCTGCGCCGGTAAGACGCGTCTGGAGATGGTTAAGGGCTTCTACGATGTGACCAGTACATTCAAGCTGTCTCTGCCAACGCCAATTATGGCCGGCGTGCGCACCCCTACTCGCCAGTTCTCCAGCTGCGTGCTGATTGAAGCTGCTGATAGTCTGAAAGGTATTAGCGCTGCGTCTTCCGCAATCATCGACTACGTGTCACGTCGCGCGGGCATTGGTATTGGTTTTGGGCGTCTGCGTGCGCTGGGCAGTGAGATCCGCAATGGCGAGGCCACCCACACTGGCGTTATTCCATTCCTGAAACACTTCCAGACAGCTGTGAAATCCTGCTCTCAGGGCGGTGTTCGCGGCGGCGCTGCTACAGCGTTCTATCCGATCTGGCACTTGGAAGTTGAAAGTCTGCTGGTACTGAAAAACAACCGTGGCATTGAAGAGAACCGCGTTCGTCATCTCGACTATGGCGTGATGATTAACCGTCTGATGTATCGCCGCCTGGTGCGCAACGAAAATATTACGCTGTTCAGCCCACACGATGTGCCGGGCCTGTACGACGCGTTCTTTGTTGATCAGGACAAGTTCGAAGAGCTGTACCTGAAGTACGAAGCCGACGAGAGCATTCGTAAGAAATCTATCCCGGCCGTCGACCTGTTCTCTACGCTGATGCAGGAGCGTGCCTCCACTGGTCGTGTTTATATTGCCAACGTCGACCACATGAACGATCACGGCGCATTCGTTCCGGAAATTGCACCGGTACACCAGTCCAATCTCTGCATGGAGATCACGCTACCGACCAAGCCACTGGCGTTCACTGACGATCCGAACGGGGAAATCGCGCTTTGCACTCTGTCTGCGTTTAACCTGGGTGCGATCCGCACGTTGGACTCACTGAAAGACGTGGCGTTCTACGCTGTGGCGGCACTGGACTCTCTGCTCGACTATCAGGACTACCCGATGGCTGCTGCAGAAATCCCGGCTAAAGCTCGTCGTAGTCTGGGTATTGGTGTGACCAACTTTGCCTACTATCTGGCGAAGAACGGCTTTAACTACTCTGACGCTGCGGGCAACCAGCTGGTGCATGAGACCTTCGAAGCCATTCAGTACTACCTGCTCGATGCGAGCTGCCGACTGGCTGAAGCGAAAGGTGCATGTGACTGGTTCTCCCACACCAAATATGCACAGGGCCAGCTGCCAGTCGACCACTATCGCAAAACGCTGGATACCAACCCGGAGACCTCTTTCGAGCTGAAAATGCCGTGGGAAGAACTGCGTGGCCGTATCCGTGAGCATGGTCTGCGTAACTCCACTCTTACAGCGCAAATGCCGTGTGAGACGTCCAGCCAGATCACCAACTCCACCAATGGTATTGAGCCGCCACGCGGCCCGGTGTCCGTGAAGTCTTCCAAAGACGGCATCGTGAAGATGGTCGTTCCGGACTTCGCGCAACTGAAAGACCAGTACGAGTACCTGTGGGATATGCCGGATAACCGCGGCTATCTGACTAAGGTGGCCATTATTCAGAAGTTCTTCGATCAGGCCATCTCTGCGAACACCAACTACGACCCGACTCGCTTCCCTGGCGATAAGGTTCCAATGATGAAGCTGCTGGAAGACCTGCTGTTTGCGTATCAGCAAGGTGTGAAGACGCTTTATTACCACAACACGCGTGATGGCGCTGGTAAGCGTGATGACGACGATCAGGTGTCAGAACCTTCCGCTGCGGAGGTTGTTGAGCCAGAAGATGAGTGCGATGGCGCGTGCAAAATCTGATGAGCGTGGGGAGAAATCCCCACCTTTTCATTGAGTTGAGCACCTTGTTTAAACCAATAAGATAACAATTTGTTTAAAGCCACTCGATAACATTCAGAGGGAAACACATGACTTATTCTACTTTCCGTTTGGGCGCTAACGACGCAACGAAGGAACCTATGTTCCTCGGCCAGTCTGTCAACGTAGCACGCTACGATCAGCAAAAGTACCGTGACTTCGAAAAGCTGATTGAGAAACAACTCTCGTTCTTCTGGCGCCCTGAAGAAGTCGACATTACCACTGACCGCATCGACTTCAATACCAAGCTGCAAGAGCACGAACGCCATATTTTTCTGAGCAACCTGCGTTACCAGACGCTGTTGGATTCCGTTCAGGGTCGCAGTCCAAACGCAACACTGCTGCCGCTGATCTCCATTCCTGAGCTGGAGACATGGGTTGAGACCTGGTCGTTCTCTGAGACGATTCACAGCCGCAGCTATACCCACATTATCCGCGGTATGGTGGATGACCCGAGCATCGTTTTCGACGGCATCGTCACGGACGAAGAGATCATCAGCCGGGCTGTAAGCATCTCAAGCGAATATGACAGGCTGTACGAAATGACCTGCGCTCGCCAGCATCTTGGCGAAGACGAATTTGAACGGCTGTATGTCAGCGAGTTTGATGGCAAGCCCTACCCTCTCCAGCGCCAGCTGTTCCGAACACTGGTGTCGGTGAATGCACTGGAGGCGATTCGCTTCTACGTGAGCTTTGCGTGTACGTTCGCCTTTGGTGAGCGGAAGCTGCTGGAGGGCAACACGAAGATCATGCGCTTTATCGCGCGTGACGAGGCTTTGCATTGCGAAGGTACTGAACGCATGATCCGCTTTATGCGTACCGGTCGTGAAGGTCTGATGTGGAAGATGATTGCCGCAGAAGAAGAGAGCTTCATCTATCAGACCATGATGGACGTGGCCGGGCAGGAAATGCGCTGGGCTGACTATCTGTTTAAAGACGGCTCAATGATTGGCTTGAATGCCGACATCCTCAAAAGCTATGTGAAATACCGCACCAACCTGGCAATGCGTCGTCTTGGGCTGCGACCGCTGTTCCCGGAAATCAAAGACGATCCACTGGTATGGATGAATAAATGGCTGCTGTCAGACACCCTGCAGATCGCTCCGCAGGAAGCTGAACAAAGCAACTACCCCGTTGGCCAGATTGACTCCGCTGTCGATCGCTCCGGCCTGAGCCAGTTCGCAGACCTTTAAGCCGAGTTTAACCACTTTGTGGCCTGGCGCTGCTGGGTCACAATTGACGTATCAAATGAAGTCCAAAGGAAAGAAAGAAGACATGAAATTTACGAAACTGACCGATCATCTGAAACTTGCCGCAGACAAACTCGTGGGATTTAAGCCAGAGCCTTACGAGTTGAATCCCGGTTTTGGCAAGGCAACGGAAAGCATCTACCTGATGGTTGACCAGTTCCACACACTGTTTCAGCACCCACGCCGTGCCATTCCAGATCCTGCACTACTGCGTCTGCGTGCCAAGCTGATCCACGAAGAAGCTGTTACCGAGGGCATCCCGGCAGCTAAAAACGGGGACATGACGGCGCTGCTGGATGCGATGGCTGACTTCCTTTACGTGGGCGTCGGCACAATGGTGGCCATCAAAGGCGGTATCTCTACAGGCATGAGCTACTACACCCAAGAGCAGAGTGTTGATCGCTTCATCCACACCATCATGGTTCCAGGCAACACGGTCTTTGACGACATGGCTATCCCGTTTGAAGAAGCAAAAGAAGCTGCATTAATGCTGAATGCGCTGGCTGACAAACTCGAAGCGAAGCCGATTAGCGATTCCGAATTGGTGCAGGAGCTGCGCCGCGTGATGAATAAAATCTACGTTGCCTGCATGATGACCTACCGCCTGGCTGATTTTCTCGGTATCGATATTGTTGAGCTGGTGGCAGAAATCCATCGTTCCAACATGACCAAGCTGTGGCCGGCTGACGCCGAAGAGCGTCGTGTGGCGGTAGAGAATTGCAAATACGACAAGGGAGATCTGGGCTTCCGCCACGCTGAAGGGACTGACATGATGATTGGCTTCAGAGTTTCTGATGGCAAGATCCTCAAATCCCCAACCTACAGCGATGTGGATCTGACTCGCTTTGTTGAGAAGGCGAAAACCTCATCTCTTTACGAGATGGTAAAAAAATAATTGTAAGTATCTACTTATCATTATATATTGCCTGGGCGTGTTTTATTGTCCAAGTTCTTAATTGCTCATTGCAATGGTGGCCTAAGAGCCACCATTTTTTTTACTCCCCTCCTAGCCTTACACACTTCTGACAGATAAACTTGTATAAAATAATATGTATGTACTTACTTATCTTGTGTGAGGTTGATTTTGTCTATCCTACTGAATCGAGACTTTACGAACGGTCAGTTTGCCAGTGGTTCGTATGCCAAAGTGGTTGAAACGGTGCTCAACACTGGCGTTCACGCGGGTGATCGCACCGGAACCGGCACAAAAAGCGTTTCATATGTCCCTTCCTACTACATGCTAACGGGCGGCTCTGTTCCACTTATCTCCGGAAAAGCCGTCAACCTGAAGCCGTTACTGGTTGAGCTGGAGTGGTATCTCAAAGGAACGGGCAACATCCAGTTCCTGAAAGACAATGGCGTCAAAATCTGGGATGCCTGGGCTGATGAAAATGGCGATTTAGGCCCGGTCTATGGCAAACAATGGCGTCGGTGGGAAGATACCCGCATCGTGAGCCATAGCGAGTATTTGAGCAAAATCGACACGTTCCGTGAGCGCGGGTACAAGGTCGAGGGGTATCTGGGCGTAAGTGAAGATCGCGTTGTGTTGTCCCGTGAAATCGACCAGCTACAGCGTATCGTTCACACGCTTCGCACCAACCCGACAGATCGTCGCATCCTGCTGAATGCCTGGAATGTTGGCGAACTGGAAGACATGAAGTTGCCGCCATGCCATTTCGTGTTTTCACTGTGGAGTCGCGAGCTGGACTTTGAGACCCGACTGACGATGGCCACCGACATTGGCATTCAGCACAACCGCCACGGCCACGAGTCCATTTACACCCAGATGCTGTGTCTTCTGGAAAGAGATGGCGGCATTACTGAGAACATGCTGGACGAGCTGGGCATCCCGAAACGCATTCTGAACTCATGCCTGGTGCAGCGCAGCGTCGATACCTTTGTTGGTATGCCGTTCAACATCGCCGGTTACGGCATTCTCACCCACTTCCTCGCGAAGATCACCGGCCACATGGCTGGCGCATTCGTGCATTTTGGCTTTGACGTTCATCTCTACGACAACCACATGGAAGGCGTTGAGGAGCTGATGAAGCGCGAGCCGCCCAAAGAGTCCGACCCGGTTGTCATTTTTCCGCATGAATGGGCCGAACTGGACGACTTCAAATGGGAAGGTGTGCAGGTGTGCGGCTACAGACCTCTTCCGTGGATCAAGGTTCCAGTGGCGGTGTGATATGGCCAGAGGGATGTATGTGTTGTGTGAAATTGAGGGTGTGCTGGCGAGAGCCAGCCATCGCAAAGCAGTGTCTGATGCGGATGCAGGCGCTCTCATTGCCGGTGATGAACTCATCTTTCCCACCAGCCGCATGTTGCGTGGTTTTGCTCGCTCCGGTGCTGAAGTGGTGCTTATCAGTAGTCGTCCGGAAGCGCTCGAAGGCCCAACCAAACGCTGGCTGAAGGACTTCGGCATTGATTATGACTGGCTCCATCTGGTTCCGCGCGGTGTCAGTTTTGAAACCCATATCAAGCGCACGCTGGCAGAGCACAAAGGCGACTTACTTATCGCCGCACTGGTTCATGATCCGCGTCTGCGTTCTGCGCTGGCAGATTCTCACCAGCGACCAACCATCTATGAGGTAAGCCAATGAAGATGATTGCAGCTGTCGGCCGCAACTATGAAATCGGCATTGGCAACGAACTTCCCTGGCGTTGCCCGACCGATCTGAAACTGTTCAAACAACTCACCAAAAACGCCACTGTCGTGATGGGACGCAAGACGATGGAAAGTCTCAAGCGCCCGCTGCCAGAGCGCCATAACCTCGTTTTGACGCGCTCTCGTGGGTATATCCCCAATGGGTTCTACCCCGCTGGCATCGATGACGTTTTGAGACTGCCAGATCCGGTCTGGGTGATTGGTGGCGGGCAGATTTACTCGCTCTTTATGCCACACGTAGAAGAGATCTGGCTGTCGCATATTGGCGTGGATGTGCCGGGCGCGGATGCGTTCTTCCCGGCGCCAATGATGCGTTCTTTAGGGTTCGTACCAGTCGAAACGGCTTATACCCAACGTGCAAATGAGGATGAGCCTGGCTTTTTGCAGATCGTATACAGAAGGTCGTAATGGATTACCGGATTGGAATCACTGGCGCACAGGGCAGTGGAAAAACAACCCTGGCAAGGTACATCGATGCGCATTATGGCATTCCGTATGTGGATGCCGGCGTTGGCAAGCTGATGAGCAGTCTGGGGGTGAAGGTTGGCGAGCGTTTGCCCCTTTACGAACGTCTTCAGGTTCAGATGGAGATTGCCAGACACATCGAGATGATCACCCGCGGCGTTGAAGGTTTTGTTATCGACCGCACGCCAGCCGATGTCATGGCTTATACGCTTGACCTGGTCGGCCAGACCAACGAAGACCGCTGCATCGAGCTGGCTCTCGACATTGAGCAGTTTTGCCACAAAGCGGCCATTTCCAACTTCAATGCTATCGCGGGTCTTCGCCCGGGCGTTGAGCTTTCCAGCAAAGATCTCGCGCGTCCCCAGCGAGGATCGCTTGACCGTCTCTATGTTGCTCGCATCGATGCACTTATGTGCGGTGAGCTGACGAAAATCAACACGCTTCCCCAAACCGGCGATCTGCAGGTGTTCGTTATTTCTGAAAAGTGCCGCACGGTTGAAGCGCGAGCCAGATCGGTATTGCGAGTGCTGGACAGAGCCGCTGAAAACATCGAGCGCCGTATAACAGGACGAGTGACCTTCCACTGAATGTTGCTCCCCTGTTGGGCAGTGTGACAATAAGACACGCGAAATGAATCGAGGAAAAACAGAATGATAGACGAACTTCCCCTCTCGGATGAATTAGATCGTAAAGCGATTGAAGCACTGATCCGCATTGCTGACGAACAATCCCGCTCTTTGATGAGTGAACGTGAAGCACGTCTGGCTATCCGCGCAGTGTTTGAGTCCGTTCAAGGACTTGTTGGGGAAGAGGTTGGCGAAGCCATCAATGTGGCGATGTCGCAGTTCAATGGCGGCACCAAGCGCCCTCTGTTTCCTATGCACCTCAAACTCTCAGGCGGTACGGTTCTGTACGTGTCCGTTTGCCTGGAGACCAACCAAATCCAGATCCTCAACACATCAACGGGCGAATGGCGCGAGCCGGTCGTCTGCGAAAGTGGCGAGGACGCACTGAAAAAGGCTGCTCAGTTTGTGCGTGGCGCACTGCTGAAAGGCGCGAAGAAGCTGTAAGGAGTACGAATGACCACGATTGTCGGTGGCGTCGATATTGAGTCCACAGGGCTGGACTTCACATCCGGCCACAAAATTATCGAAATCGCGATAACCCGTTATGAACTGGAAACCCAGAAGCACATCGACAGCCTTGAGATGCGCTTCAACCCGCGTCGCAGTATCGATCCGAAGGCGCAGGCAGTGCATGGCATTTCACTGGAAGATCTGGCGACGGAACCGCTACTGGCTGACCACGCAGGCAAGATTGCTGCGTACATGGGCGCATGTAGCGCGTTAGTCGCCCATAACGGAGAGGCTTTTGACCTTCCGTTCATTCGCCACGAGTTCGGTAGCTATGGGGTGAAATTGCCAGATATCCCTCTGGTTGACTCCATGCTGGATGGCTTGTGGGCTACCGAGGATGGGAAGCGCCCACGCCTGGAAGAGCTGGCGTTCTCACTTGGGTTCACTTACGACCGTGAGAAGGCCCACAGCGCTCTCTACGATACTGACCTGATGATGCAGTGTTTCTTCAAAGCCCGAGAGAAATACGGCTTCTTCAAACTCCCATTCGAAAGCGCCTGATGGCGCTTTTTCTTTGCCTTCAGTTCTTCTAACTGCCTGTAATTATGACTTTTCCGCCTGATAGGTTTTGCCAGAATACGCTCAACCAAAACGCGGAAACGCACCAACGAAAACATAAGGAGTTAAAAATGAGCGCAGTTACAAACACTGTTAAAAACGATGACCTGGACGAACTGACTGCAATGTTGCAATCTCTCGACGAACCAGTGCAGAAAGCTGCGAAAATGAGCGGCGTCGACGAGATCGACGATCTTCTCTCTGGTCTGGATGATGCAATCGCAAAACCAGTCGAGGCGGTGGCGGATGAAGTCATGAATGCCAGCTCTACCGGCGATCTGAGTAGCGTTCTGGAAGAGCTTGAGATTGAGCACGAATCGGTGAAGGTCGAGGAACCAGAGCGTGACCTTGTTGCGGAGATAGTGAACGAGCCAGCGCCTGAACTTGACGCTCGAAGTACTGAGACTACCGGTACAGATCCAACCCCTTTACCTTCAGTGGCGTCAGAGCCTAAACCTGAAGAAGAGCAGCCAAAACGCCAGAAGGCAAAATCAGAGCGTACCCCTGCCAAACCTCGCTTCACGCTGGAAGGTAAGGACGAATCGTTCTATGCGACAGCCGGTCTGGAAAGTGAGAGCTTTACTGCCGCATTCGAAGGGGCGCCAGTCAAAGCGAAAGACAAGATCTTAAACCTTTTGAACTGGTTTAGTGGTGGGCCGGAAATCAGCGTCTACACGGTAATCGCAATGCGCCATATCCTTGACGCAAACACGGCGACCAGCAATAGCATTAAACTGGCGCTAATGAGCAACCCGGAGAAACCATATCCGCTCAACACCGCTTCGACTCAGGCTGGCCAGATGATGGCTGTGTTTCCAGCTACTGGCATTGCCACCAGGGAAGGTGGAAATCTAAGCCTTAATAAAGAGTCGCCGATCGTCAAAAAATTCATAGCGGAGTATTCCATTGGATGATGTTCCCCTACCCGATCTAAAGCCCCCTGAGAGCTTTAGGACGCTGGGTAAGCTAATTGCATACCCAGCATCGATAAAACGCGCCAGAGAGCTTCCCGTTTGCGAATCTGGCGCGTTCTTCTTTGTTTGCTATCCGTTGGATTAAATGAAAAAATAGGTAAGTATTTACCTATCAGAGCAAAATAATGATCGCAGCCGAAAAAATCAAAAAGCGAGAGCGTGATGCCTCTCTTCGCGACCTTTGGCGCACACCGCAGTGGTTGTTTGTCGCCATCCAACGTTACATAGGCGTAAAGTTCGATGTGGACGTCGCCTGCAACAAAGATAACGCTCTCCTGCCGAACTTTATCGGTGTTGAGCGTGATGCGCTCAAGTGCAGCTGGGGAGAACCTGGCACTGTGGCGTTCCTTAACCCGCCCTACTCCAAAATCACCCCCTGGATAGACGCAGCCATCCGCGAGCAGGCGCGTGGAGTGACGACGGTCATGTTGATACCACAATCCCTCGATACGCAGTGGTACGAGCGTGCGGCTGAATGCGCCAACGAAACCGTCATCTTGTCTGGCGGCCGCGTGGCGTTCGTTGAGCCAGATGTTGAACTTGGGCTGGTGGAGGTGAACATCAACCCTGGTGGCAGCATGTTGCTTATCTTCCGTGGCTACTGTCAGGAAGCTGGGCACACCATCAGCAAGATACCGCTGGCGGTGATGAAAAAGCTGGGTGGTTATGATCCTGCCAATGTTGTCAGGAAGAAGAGACCACGTAAAAAGGCAGCGTAAACACCAGTCTGGGAGTTAGTTTGAGAACCTGCTTCCGTATATATAAATAACTAAGTACTAATTATTAATATATACAGACGCAGGCTTTTTAAGACGTGATTTCCAAACAACTCCCAGACCGTTTTACACCTCCAGAACCCACTGGAACCCCTCTTCAGACGCTTTAGAATCGATTTTATGAACCACAGTAAGGAAAACTATCATGGTATACCCGACGAACGTCGTAGCGCTCGTTGAGAGCGATTTTCTGGCCAAAGTGCGCGACATGATGAAAGATCGCGATAAGGCTTTCAGTCTCTACGAATGGTCGCTCAAATGTCTTCATTCAGGCGAGCACAAAGAGCTGGTGGAGCAGCTGTTAGGGGAACTCATCAATGAGGTGTTTGCCCTGAACGTCCAGCTTCATGGTCGAGAAAATAATCAATCAAAATAATCGGTAAGTACTTACCATTTAAAACGCAGATCGCCAGTGATAAAATCTACCCGCTTTCCGGATTGATTCCGGCAGCTCGACCTGATGGGTGGGGGATAGCGTCACTGGCGTCAGGTTTAAAAAGCTCACTACCAGCGTAGAACCGGCACCGTTTAGGGGTTGGGGAAGGGGGAACCAAAGTGGGCAGAGAGAAGGGTCACTTTATGATTGTCGAGTCTGGAGTGTTTCGAGAGGTTGAATCCAGTACTCCCCTTCATAAAGTGTGGGAAGATCTCGGTTCTGGGGTGCTGTCATCCATAACTTCCCAAGCCTAAGCTGGCAGTAGACTTAGGTCATAACTTTTCAGGTTATGTAACGACCAGGTTGGTGAGGAAATTTTGTACTCACCTCCCTGGGAGAGTATTACCTGAAAAGACAACCTCTCACTTCGTTCGAGGTGAACTTCACTCACTTCGTTCGTTCAGTTCAGGTTTTATTAAAACCTGTTCTGGGAAGTAAGTTTTTCTTTTCTAAAAATTTTTAATATTTACACGCACGCGTGCGCACACGCGCGAGGGAAAAAAAATCGTCGCGGCGCGCGATTCTGGAGCCAAAATGACGACCAAGACCCCAGCCCGGCAACATACTGGCTGCCGCACGAAGTCCAAAGCCAGATACCAAACCCACCAGCAATCCCGTACCAACTTCAAAACCCCCGTAGTCGAGTTCAATCCCCAGCTCAAAACCGTAAAAGTATTCAGTGATGGCTCTTGCCTCAAAAATCCGGGCGGGCCTGGCGGTTACGGCATCGTTCTCCAGTATCGAGGTGAAGAGCGCGAGCTTTCTGAGGGTTTCCACAGCACGACCAACAATCGGATGGAGATGATGGGCGCCCTGATTGCGCTGGAGCGTCTGAAGTACCCCTGCAATGTGATCCTGCATTCCGACAGCCAGTATCTTAAAAACGGCATGACGCTCTGGATGAAAGGCTGGAAGCGTAACGGATGGATCACGTCTGAGAAGAAGCCAGTCAAAAACGTCGATCTCTGGAAACGTCTCGATGCGGCCGCCAGCCGTCACAATGTCCGCTGGAAGTGGGTTAAAGGTCATGCCGGTCATCGCGAGAACGAAATGTGTGACCGCCTGGCGAAGATCGCCGCCTACTCCGCAGCTGATATGCCTCACAAGCGTGACATTGGATTTTTGTCACAAAATGATAGGTAAGTATTTACCTATCATTTTAAATCAGGTATCTTACCGTTCGTCAGGATGACGAAGTACCGGTTAGGTACTGTTCCAGGATGGAACGCCAAAAGGCGGCTGGCTTGGCCAGCCGCAACTCTTTCTGACACTGAATGGAATCCAAATGGCACGTCAAACGCCTTTCACTTCTTTCAATAAACGTCCCCGTTCAATTCGCCTGGTTCTGGCCGAGCTGTTTAGCGGTCGTGTTTCTGCACGCCTTGCGGAACTGGAAGAACGAGTGTTTGAGCTGGAGAAGCGCATTGATGCGCAAGCTACCGCCATAGCAAATCTGGGCGCGACAGTAGGCATGGAGAAGGTGCGTGATTCCGTCGCCTCTCGTGTGTTGCGTGAATCCCAGGAACACAAGGACAGTTCTCATGGAAAATTTTCAACGAAATCGACTGAAGCCAATGGCCTACGGAGTAATTTTAGCAACCCTGGCAGCGGTAGCCATACCAGCCGGTCAGAGTCTGTTGATACCGGACACAACTACTTCCACCACAACCTTGCAGACGACACCCCTGCCAGAACGACCTCCTGTCTCTCTGGATGGGATGCTGCTGGACACGATTCCAGCTCGACCTGCAACTCCGGATCTTCCTTCTGCTGTGACTGAGGCTATTGCATGAAATGGAGCTTCCAGAAAGTCACCGCGATGATTGTTGGCCTCGCCATTTTTCTGCTTGGCGGCTGGATCATGAATCTGGTGAAACTCGTGAACGGTGGCGATCTTCAGTTTGATGCCGGAATGACACTTGCGCGTGTCGTGGGCATTTTCGTTGTTCCGGTGGGCAGCATTCTCGGGTTCTTTTGATGCCAAATCTCTTTTCGGCACTGTTAAAACAAATTGTTTAGCCAATCAACCAATGAGAGTTAACAACAAGGGCCACTGACGGCCCTTTTTACACTGAATAGAGAATGTATGTTTGAGGCAACTGCACACACTCCCACCACTACAGGCTTACACGCCAAACCATCGATGACCAGTCAGGAGATCGCCGAAATGGTCGGCAGTCGCCATGACAGCGTAAAACGCACCATTGAAAGACTCGCTAAATCCGGCGTTATTACTTTTCCACCAATGGTGGAAAAGCCCACTGCCGGGCGTCCGGCTACGTTTTACTTGTTCGAAGCCGAACAGGGTAAGCGCGACAGCATCGTTGTCGTGGCACAGCTTTCTCCTGAATTTACCGCACGCCTTGTTGATCGGTGGCGAGAGCTTGAGTCCATGTTTGCCGACCGCGGAACGCCTGCTATTCCACGTACCTATAAAGAGGCTCTGGTTCATTTGTTACACCAGGTCGAGGAAAACGAGCGTCTGGAGAAAGAGAACGAAGCGTTAGGCGTTGCACTATCTAACGCAAAACCAAAAGCCATTCTCATGGACACCATTTGCGGCACTGCTGATGAGCTTTATGGGCTGAATGAAGCTGGTCGCATTCTCGGAACGTCCGGGGCTGTTCTGGGTGCGCTGATGGACTCGCTGGGTGATGTGTACGTTAAGCGCAAATACACCACTGTTAACCGCCAGTTCCTCAAGATCTTCATTGACCGCGGATATGGCAAAAACGTTGTCATCGGAAACGGACGCAACCAGGCCAAGTTCACCTTTAAAGGACTTTGCTTTGCTGCCGTGAAGCTAATTGCTGCCGGGAAAATTACCGCCAGCGCCATTGAGTATGAGCCGTGTCGTGAGCATGTCGAACGTGAAATGAAGGAACCCAAACGTCTTCATTAACCGTCAGTGTGGGCGTCCGCCTTTACGTAGCGTTTGCCCACCTTTTCAGTCACGCCACGATAACGCCATCGAGAAAACAACTTGTTTAAAAACATAAGGAAAAAACACATGTGCGAAAAATGCAAAAAAACTAATGCCAAAGTTGAAAGCGTGATTAAAAAAGTTGGTGCGGCCGAACTGGTTGAGATCATGGGTCTTGTGGTTGGTCACGAAGACGACGCCTCCCCTATCGACCGCCTTTTCAGCGTTCTCAAGTTCTCAAGCATGATTGATGATCCGATTGAAATTGTGATGCTGGCGCGTCATTTCGGCGAAGCGTATCTGGAAGAGAAAGAACGCGCCGACAAACTTCAGGCAACTCTGGAAATGGTAAGCAAGCCGAAGTGCTCACCGGATTCAGTCAAGGCAGATGAAACCAACGCCAGCAAAGATCGTGAAATCGCCGGGTTGAAGTCTTCTCTGGCGATGTTGCTGGCCGCCTTCAAACTGATGTCTTCCCAGGCTGGATTCAAAATGCCTGAGCTGAACAGCGACGATCCGATGGCCGTTCGCCAGCTGCTGGGGGCAATGGCCGACCAGCTTGACGACACCAAGAGCCGTCTTGAAGACATGATGCGCGAGCTGACCCATCGCCACGACCTGAACAAACAGCCGCACAAAACGCAGCACGTACACCACTAATTTCTCACCTGCCGACAGGGGGCGAAAGCCCCCCTTTTTACGCCTTAAATCAGCTGCAACGCCTGTGAATGCTGCTTTTACGCCTTTTCAACTTTGGGAAAATAACACCAACAAGAAAACAATTTGTTTAATGGTGCAATCATGAATACAGCCCTTTCCATCATTGACGCTATCACCCCAAACACTGATATCGACTACCGGCAGGAAATGAACGTCATCCACGAAATTGTGGCCGAGTGCGAGAAAGAGATCGCATTCATGCATCAGGTTCACGACTTCGTTTATGGCGACGAACGCCACAACATGATTAACCGCCTGCTGCGACTCAACCACCGGCCGGATGACGAGCGCACACGCTTTAACAGAGCCTGGCTGGACAAGGTCGACCTTGAATGGGTGAAACAGAATATCTGGGCCGAGTACTGGAAGAAGGTCACGGATATGACAAACGTTCTGCTGATCATGCCAGCTTCCCGCCGCGACGAGTGGCGTGAGCAGTTTATCGAGGGCAAGCAGGAGACCATCAGGACTGACAGAACCGGCTACCAGATGAAGGTTAAGGAGTTCGTTGGTGTGCCGGAGTTTAAAGCAGAAACGGTCATCCCAACGATGCTCAATCTGCTGAATGACAGGCACAAATATCTCTCTGAGCGCGTGTATGGCTTGTTTAAAGCGCTGAGTCCTGCCCACAAGACCAATAAGACGAACGGCTTTAGCGAGCGTCTGATCATCGCCAACTGCATTTCCGAGTTCTGGCGGGACAGCGTCAGCGTGAACTACCGGAAAGAGGACTACATCGACGACCTGCGCGTCATGCTTCATTTCTTCGCACACAAAGAGTTCATCACCATCAACCGCACAACTGAGATGCTATCAGCTGCGTACCGGGCAAACGACTGCCAGACCGGTGACTGGATGAATGTCGACGGAAACCTGATGCGCGTGAAGATGTTCAAGAACGGCAACGTTCACTTTGAAATACATCCTGACGTGGCCTGGAAGCTGAATGAGGTGCTGGCTTACAGTATGCCTGCAGCAATCCCGGCGCCATGCCGTACTGCACCCAAAACACGGGCACCAAAAGAGTTCGGGTTAATCCAGAAGACGATCTCCGAGCCGGTTCGTACCGCGCTGCGCGACGGGCGATTCAGCAAAGACAAAGGCGTCTGGTACTTCTCTGATTCCAACCTACAGAAGTCACAGGTGGAAGAGCTTGAGCGCACACTGAACTTCATTGGCGGCGTGCAGGAGAAAAAGCACTGGCAGTTCCCGTATGAGATCGGCCATACGCTCAATACGATTGTGGCCACCGGCTTAATACCGGATACAAAATCACACCAGTTCTACCCTACCCCACGTTTGATAGCGGAGTACGTTGCCAGAGCCATCGAGCTGAAGCCAGGTGAGAAGCTGCTGGAGCCTGAAGCCGGGCGCGGAGATCTGTTGGCCTGCATCGACGCCAATCCGGAAGACGTTACCTGCATAGAAGTCGCACCTCTCTTCGCTGATATCCTGCTTGGCAAGGGGTACACAAATACGGTCTGCTGTGACTTCATGAAGTGGTCTGAGGACAACGCAGGCTATCAGTTCGACAAAATCGTCATGAACCCGCCCTACTCTCTTGGCCGTCACAGAGAGCATACGCTGGCCGCGCTGGAGCATCTTAAAGTCGGCGGGCGACTGGTGGCAGTACTGCCGGGTGATGCGCCAGTTCTGAACTGGATGACGCTGGATAATTACGTTTATGCCAAAGGGAAGTCGTTTACTGACGAGTTTGAAGACACCGGAATCACTGTCAGCGTATACGTTTTCAAACGCGTAAAATGATAGGTAAATACTTACCTAATTTATGTAAGAATAGAGCCACTTTATCAGAGGTAAACACATGAGCGGAAAATCGAGAATTACATTCGCCAGCGTTAATCAGGCGAAGCTGCCATTTAATTTAGTGCTACAGGGGAACGCAGGAACGCCTGCCGGAACCATCAAAATTGACAAGGAGCTTGTGACGTTCGAAGGTAACTTTGATGAATCGGCGCAGGTTTTTATCGAACATCTGGCACGCCGTTGGAGCCAGCAGTGGAGAGACCTTGAGAAACGCGCCAATGAGTTTGACCGGTTCATGGGCGCAATGGACACAGCAAAAGAGGCTCTGGCTGCCGGCACTCCGTTAGATCTGGAGTCGCTTTTCAAAGGAGAGATGGCCTCTGCGATGTTCGCCACCATGTTCGCAGGTGAGTTCGTCCGCAGCGGCGCCAGAAATTACCTGGAGCTGGGGTACAACGTTCCTGAAATGGGCGAGTTTACCGTCACCATCCAGCGTAAAGAAGGTAAGACGCCAGGCGAACGCATCGCTGAACTTGAGGCCGTTGTGGATCAGCGTAACGGCGAGTGCGTCCGTTTGATCAACGAACGTGATGCGCTGCGCGAAGAACAGCTGAATAAAGGCTCGAACACACGCGCGGCCGCAGACATCTACTTCCAGTTGGTTGAGGAATGCCAGATCCCTCCAGGTGGCTCTTTGGTCGAGTACGTTCGCGAATTGCAGGAGAAAGCAGAGAGGTGCGCGGCATGAATGATCTGCTTGTCGAGCGAGTCTCCGCTTTTGTTAAGTCTCCGCTGGATAATCCCCTCACCCGTGGCGAGCAGATGGAGTTGGCAAGGTGGTTTCTGCATATCCATGAGCAGATGGAAGTTTTTAAACAGTTGCCGGATCTGCCCATTACAGACGGCCATGTTCAGCAGGTGATTAACAGCCACGAAAAAGGCTGGGCGATGATTGTGCCGTGCAAAATTACCTACGAGCTGGCTAAGGAAGTGCAGGCTAACAGAGCAAGGAGTAAGGAAGAGTAACTATGAAGTTGGGTAATGCCGTTTCGCTGTTTTTTACAGCATTACTGGAAGGTTTCAATTATCGCTTTTGTCCGGTCTGGGATAAGGCGCTGGATACGCTTATTGAGGAAGGAACGCTGCTTGAGGTGCGAAATGGGATCGCTCTGTTTGAGCGCGATGCCCAGCTATATGAAGTGTTCGTCGGGGCTGGCTTCAACCACTTCGGGCATCTTATTAGCTTGAATACCAAAGCCATCGACGAGAGCGTCATGCGCCGTCCGTCGTTCCGCGTAATGGATAAGCTGCAACGTCATGTAGATGCCGAATTACTCCGCGTAGCCAAAGAAAAAGAACGAGAGCTACAGGCGATGATTGGATCGCTTATCGCTGAGTAAATGAAGGCCACTATTGTGGCCTTTAACAATTTGTTTTCTACCTTTTCTTATCTGCGAAAATAACTGCATCCAGAAAACAACGGAGTTAAGAATGTCCCGTATTTCCAAAGCCCATATGTTTGCCGCTGGCGCTCATGGCGGCGTTGGCCAGAAAAGAAAATATACCGGTGAAGACTACATCAACCACCCGGTTGCTGTTCGCGAGATTGTTGCCTGGCATGGTGGAACCGTGGAGATGCAGATCGCGGCGCTGCTGCATGATGTGGTCGAAGATACCCATGTCACCATAGAGATGGTTCGTGAGCACTTCGGTGAGCACGTAGCCGAAATGGTTCTGGCTCTGACCAACATTGCCAGACCAGAAGACGGCAATCGAATACAGCGCTTCATCATCAACGTCCGGGAGCTGGAGCAAAGCCTCGACATGCAGACGCGCATGATCAAGCTGGCTGACCTGCTGGACAACACCTCTTCTATCGTGAGTTGCGATCCTGAGTTCTCAGCCATCTACCTCGCAGAGAAAGAGCTGATGCTGGCCGTACTATTTGACGGCAAGGAGATTGGTGCCGATGCCGGTGTTGTCGAGTACCTGGAGAAAAAAGGCATAGAGCATTCGTTGCTGATACACGCCCGGGCTATGGTGACGAAAGGCATTGCCAGTCTGCAACCGGTACACACCAAACGTTATGAAAAACACAAAGCGCTGATCTGGAACGCGTGGGAGGTCGCATGAAGGTCGAAAAATTAGATGTTCTTTCCTTTGTGCTGACTCATCTGGAGCGTCTCGACCCGGTACGCGTAATGATTGAAAACTACGAGCCGGGCAAGGGAAGAGTCACCATCACCTGCTATGGGAAAGCGTGGACTGCTGCCTGGTTTGCGATGGGCGGTGACGATGTGCAGACGTTTATTAAGAGAGTGAGCAACGATTATTTGATTGGTTGCCTCGACCCTCAACTGCTGAGTACGGTCGACGATGACAACGACGCAAACCTGCTTTTCGTCAAATCCGAAATCATAAAGTTGCGCAGGGGGAGAGAAATCGACGCAGAACAGGCCCGCAATATGTGGGACGAGGCAGAAAACGCTGATGACGTAAAAGAAAGTTGCTGCTGTTTCGGTGTCGGTAACGAACTGTTGAGTCTGTTTGGCGACGATCCGTGGTATGCCGGTTGGCCAACGGTGCCAAACCCCAAATACCAATACCTGGAGCGTATCGTGAACGCGGTACGTGATGGGCTGAAAGAGTTGGACAAATTAGGTAATAAGTAAGAGGCATCGTGATGAGAGAGAAAATCAAGAACCCGGTCGTCGTACTGTATAAACGTGAAACCAGTGATTCGTATGCGGTCTCCATTACTGACGGCAGCCAGAACATGCACGATGGTCTGCTGATGGCTTCCGTGTCTCCGGATGAGGCGGACAACTCTTTCGCTGTCTTCGCTATGGTCGGTTACTACATGGCTGCTGAAATCGAGGCGCTGCGCAAGCGTGTATCCGAACTGGAGACCAAAACCAGCGCCGAAGAAGCCCCAGCCCCGAGTGTGGCAATCACTTTACCTGCAAATTTGCGTACTGAGGACTTGAGATGACGGTTTCTCTTGTAGACAAACGACGTAGTGGACAGCGTATCCCTGGTCTTGATCTTGCTAACGGAACCTGGTTTACGATACTGGACATTCCGGGCATGGAGAGCCTGGTTAACCAGCAGCACACCAACGACCCTCTAAATGTGACGCCAGCCAAAGCGAAAAAGATGGCTGATATTGTCGAAGCGTGGACACCACCAGATGGATGGTCGGGAGACGAACCAGAGAAGATGAAGCGCTATATCGTTGAGTTTCTTCGCGGTTGTAATGGATTCAGAAGCCACTAAGCAGAAATCAAAAAGGCCACTGGTTGTGGCCTTAAACAATTTGTTTTATAGGTGGTGAAATTAATGGAACCCCAGGCGAACTAAATCCATTGGGCAGAACAGACCTTCCACACCTTCGATAGACACGCAGTCAGAACGGCGTAATTGTTCTTCTGATTTGCCTTCTCCGCTGATTTCCTTGATGACTCCCGTTGCACCATTCGTTGCCACCATCACTCGGCTGCCGGTAGTGATAGCGTTACGGTTGCGATCATAGGTCTTCATCGTTTCCTCCTTTCACTTGGGTCAAATCAGGTTTCAAAAATTGCCGTTTTCCATGTATGTGCGATTTGCAAAATCTCAAGTGCCGAAACAAATTGTTTTCACCACCTTGTTATTCCCTTAACCCGCAAAGTTGACCGGTACTGCAATAAGCACTACTGTTTATTTATACAGTATTGTGGGGCGGGAAAATGGGCAGCAAGAATTCCAAATATGAGATCGTCTATAGAGGCGAAGCACTCAAACACCTGATACCAGGACAGTTCGTTTTCTTCCAACGTGAAAAAGAATACGGTGGGGGATTCTGGCTTGGCAAAACGCATGATGATGGGTTCGAATTTGTGCTGGAGCAACCCACTTCACTTAGTTACGGGCTTGCGTATCTGATCAGATTGTCGAGTGTCGAAGCCAGGTATATGGAGTTTGTTGATGACATAGACGACTTCAAACTCACCTAATCATCCCTTAAACATCTTGTTTTCTGCCTTTTGTTATTTGAGATAATAACACCAACAAGAAAACAAATTGTTTAAGGGGTTAATCATGCTCGGAACCGCAAAAGACATCATCGAAAAGCTGGAGAACTACCCAGAAGACGAGCCGCTGCTGATGGTGATGTGGCACAAGGAAGATGTAGGTGAAGTGCGACCAGACCTGACTGACGAACAGTGCGTTCAGGTTATGCGAAAAATCAAAGAGTGCCATGACGCCAACGTCGGCGTGAATTGGGACGTCATCTCTGACACGGCCGACACTCTGTTTCCGAAGGAGAAGGCATGATGCTGAAACTAACCGAATCGTATAAGACAGCGGTGATCAGCACTGCCCACATTACACAGCATGACTCTGACTGTCTGCCTAATATCTGTTTCGACCCGCTAACCGATCGCGGCCTGAATTGGGTACACGGCACGAAGTACGGATGGATTGTCCGCGCAGGTATGCGGGGTAACGACTGGAAAGAAGAGCTGCGTGATTACGGTGTCACATGGCAAACCATCGAGAACATTCAAAAGGTACTGGATGCTGGCTTTGACGCGGTGCAATTCGATTGCGACGCCGAGCTGGTGGAAGGCCTGCCAGCCTGGGACTGGTAAGAAAAAGCTATGACGGTTGAAGACGTGGTTAATGATGTGTTGGTGGATTTAGGTAAGACCCCAGACGAGCTGCTAATAGCAACGGTTTTCTATAGTTTGCCAGACGATGTAAATAGGCTGGCGAAAGTGTGGGGGTGGAGTGATACAGAGGTTCGTGAGAAAGTGTACGCTGTGTCTTGGGGAATAATTAATTGACAGTTAACCATACGAAGCATCGCTTACAAGGAACCGCAAGTGACTGATACAGCATACTCAAAAGCCTTACAAAAAGAAGTCGACCCAGAGCAATACATGGCCCTGTTGGGGTTGGATAATAACACCGTACATGCTTTTGCGCGTGAAGACGTCGTTTGTCCTATTTGCGAGGCTGGTGGCGGTTCCTATGTACGAGCTTCAGGAGTCGGCAACTATCGCAAAAAAGCTCATTTCCGGTTTATTGGGGGAAGTGGTGTTAGCGCACACCATCCATCCTGCGATTTTTATGATGATCGACTTTCGAACGAGGTCAGGCAGCACCTAGTGCGATTCACCACTGATCGCACGAGAATTACGCATGTGATCAGAAAAATGGTATGTGCGGGCATTCAGGAAAATGTCTTCACACAAGAAGCTATGCGAAATATGCGGCAGTGGTTTTTTGCCAAACGTCGCGAATCGACATTCGAAATCACATTGAGCCATGAGCAGATCGATTGGTTGGCCTATATTATTGAGTTGCCTGCTTACCCATATGCGTGGCACAGAGATACCATTTTGCCGTTCCATCCTATGCAGGCTATCGTGCCTGGCTTCGATTGGGCAAAGGCGATTTTGAGAGAGACCGTTAGACTACATCAGCCTACTTTGGAGTGCTTGGATAGGCTAAATATCCACCGCAAAAACATCGTAGAACTGCGAAGTTTTGTCCATAAAACGCAAAATCCCACACTGTTAGATCCTGAGTTATTGAGAGAAGAATACGCAAAGACCCTCCAGTTGAACGCATTTATTATCAATAACTACATTGAATTCCAAAACAAATCGGTAAAAGACAGAGCTGATGGTGAGGAAAAACTACTCGCATTTTCCGCCTTATTGTTGTTCGTTTCAGGCTGGGATATTGATCTGGCCATTGCAAAGTTTGCGGCCATTGCCAATGTGCGACAGGTAGATGACATGCTTGCCGGCAACTTCATGGGCTTGAACCCTTACTTCAAGTTTTCAATTGCCAATACAACCAAAGCACTTCAGGACAACTGGCCGATTAACTACCAAGAAATTGACGGATGGCAGGTAGAGCAGTCTATGAGAGATACTTATGTGAAACATAGCCTTGTGTTACCTGTACCTCTTCCCCCACTACAGCCTGATTTGTACGTTACAAAGCACTTAGAAAGTGAGAAAAGAATGGCCGAGATAAATCGCATGATAGAAAGCGATTCCATCGACTTCCAGTAGATAGGGATTAGGCGCAATCCGTTGACGTTGGCGGTCACAAATTGAGGATTTCTATAAGAGTCCGTTGATCGCCACTTCCCCCACCACTCCAGCCCACTCCAGCCCAGGCGTGACAAGGTATTTAAGCCAATTACACCCATAAGAAAACAAATAAATAACACATCAACGTAAAGTCAACGCTTTCCCCTGATTTGGTCTAAAAGTTGATGTTTTCGCACGCCATCTCTTATACCCAAAATCCTGCGCACCAGAATCCATCTCCCTGCGACCAAAACGTCAAAAACGACTCGTGATACCACCCAAAAACAGACACGCTCAGAAGCGCTCCCGTTGCGTTATATTGGACATCTAAACAAGTTGTTTTCAGGCACAAGAAAACAAGTTAACCACACCCACAGGAAAACCAGAGACGCCATTACCCACAATCCCGGAAACACCCACCTCTTCCTGTCAGGCTACCGAAAAGACCCACCTCTTTGCCCCAGGCTACAGACCACCCACCTAATCTCCCCAGGCAACCGAGAACGCAGCTCGCGCACGCAAACCCCTACACGCCATTACCCAATACACGGAGAAGAACAGCCAGAACGAAACCCCGGACAAACCCAGACCAGAACAGGAACCGTCGCAATCTCGTTTACCCACCATTACCCCGAAAGGGAGCGCAAATTCCTGAATAGCAGGGAACGCCATTACTTCATATGCGGAGAACAACTAAAGCGCCCTACTGCCATTACCCACACTTCCATCATTTCACGTAAACGAAGAGAAAAGCGCACCTGCCATTACTCCATACACGGAGAAGAACACTCACCAAAACGACGAGAACAACCCAGACGAAAACACAGAGAAAAACCGCCTCAAGAACAACGAAACCACATACGCCGGTAGAGAGAACAAACCACCCATTTCACCCAAAGGAATACTCGCCGTATAGAGCGTTATCAGGGGGAAGGTTTGCACGTTCATAGGAGAGAAAATACGTAGAGATTTAACTGGAGGTATAAGTGGGAATGGGAAGAGGGGTATCGCTACTTTCTCCGTAGAAATTCAAGCCATCGTTTTCATCCCCCGTAACGTCCCTATCCACCCCTTCGGTCAGCCTTCGGGCCATCCAGGGGAAAGGCCATGTCCCTTTTCAGAAACGGGAGCGTCGCCGCAGGGAAAAGGCTGGAGGTTTTCAGGGAAATGGTGGGAATCCCGCTATACGAACCGGGAAAAGGCTGGCTGCCGGTCGGGAAACGGGTACATCCCGGTACAGAGCGAGGGACGGCTGCGGGAGTATGCCTTTTCCTCATTCACCTTAAGAGTGCGGGAATTGGTGAATCCCGCAGTTGAGCGTTGAGACCAGATCAGCTTCGCACGCTCATATCGGGAAGCCAGATCTAGTATAAAGGGTTACGGGTTTTGGTGGTGAAATCGCCGAGGACGTTTATTCGAAAATCTCACTGCCCTGATTCGCATCGTCCCTGTTGTCCCACAAATCATCGAGCGCCTCTTCTCTTGTCCCGAAGGGGCCGGAGACGACAGGTGCGTTTGAACTGGTATCGTCCAGCTCTGTGTAAATCTGACCGTTAACCAAAATGACGCGTCCGACAGCGATGCCGCCATGTAGCAACTCGCCTCTCTCGGCGTCGATGCTGAAGTACCCGTCTGTGTAGTCTTTAGTGCTCATCACATTCCCTCTGAGTTAGCCAGATACATACATAGCAATAAATCGGCACAAGCACATCAGCCTTTAAGGAATTCTTTTTCCCCGTTTTCTTATTGCGATAATAACACCAACAAGAAAACAACATGTTTAGACAATGGAGAAACACATGTACAAGCATCTGAATATCAGCATCACCCTCTGTGGCGAGGAAGAGTCCCCCGAGTGTGAGATCTCCCTCGATGACGTTATCCGTTCCCAGGATGTAGCTGGTCGCGTGGCGACGCTCATCTCTGAAGGATACAGAGAAGGGACGTTTGATTTCCATATCGAGGACAACCCAATGTCCGTCGCGTGGAACTGCACAACGTCAGAAACGAAGTGAGGGTGGAGAGATGATTAAGATGCCTGTGATGGTTGAGGTGTGGAGCGTGGATTCCCTGGCTGAGTGTCTGGATGCTGTGGGGCCGCAGTTGTACCGCAAGTTGTGGTCTTTCGTCCCGGCTGAAGGGGAATCACCCAAAGGGAAGGATATCTGGCATCTGCTCAGTGAAGATGAACAGCGGGAGCTGGTGGACGCGGTACACATCGAGTTCCCGGACGACGAAGATTAAGAGTGGGGCCACCAGCACGGTGGCCAAAAAAAACTTGACCTGTCCAAATGCGACGACGAATAGACTGGAGGCCAAACTAAAAACTGGAGAATCAAATGCACTACTACACCACCAGCAACCCTGACACCGGGGACTGTTTCTTAATCTGTTTCGTCATTCGCGATATGGAAGACCGCCAGCCAGCGCCGGAGGTTGAGGAAGATATCGTTGCGCTTGTTCAGTTGAAGGGAGACGAAATTGTCTGGCACAAGAAAGGGACTGACGGAGACAACTATCACTTTAATGAATACCTGATGAAGCAAGATCTCCTTATGTACAAAAAGTTGGATGAAGAAGGCTGGGTTTTTGAAGTGCCATTTCCATGTATCGCCAATGATAGTGAAGTCACCTATTCATGGAGTACACCCTGAATAGATTGGTTCTATCCCGTTTTCAGCTCTGTATTATTTACACCAACAAGAAAACAAGTTGTTTACGGAGATAGTTATGAAAAACGCGATGATTACCAAACTGAGCGCGGGACAGCCACGTAAAGAGAAGCCAGCAGTTCTGAGCCAACTGACTTTGCTCGATATCATCGCCAACGGTACTGCCATTCGCCTGTTTAAAGAGACAATTGCCTCGTTCGACAATGGCTCCCGCGCGCGTTACGTGATGAGTGTGCGTCGCCAGAGTGGGAAAGGGTGGATGGCAAAACAGATTATCTGGCCGGAAGGAGAGCTGGAACAGGCGTTACTGGAGGCGAACAAAGTCGCCCAGCAAGAAATCCAGCGTGCCTCTTTCCTGGCGACAGCCTGACATGTGCAAAAGCGATTAGTCGTCCCTACGACAGCCCCGTCCATCCTTCGGGGCTTTTTGCTTGCTTGTATTGTAAGTGCCTACCTATTTTAATAATATAAAAACCACCAACTATAGGGAGATAAAAATGACAGTTTCACGTGAGAGTCTTGTGATGGATTTGCATTATGCTTCCGAGAAAGCCTCCGGCGAGAAAGTCGCGAAATTAACCGTCGTTCTGCGCGAGACTATCGGAGGTGATGTGCACACCAGCACCTTAATTCGCACCGGCGAAGGGGACACTGCAGTTTACTCGGTAGGCTACCAGAGCGTCAGTAATGCGTCAGATCCGGTCTTGCTAAAACTGGCTGCCTATTTCCGCGAAGGGAATAAAGAAATGTTTGAAAAAATGATGGTACAGGCCGAGGAGGTGTTCGACTCAGGTCTCAACATGAATTCTACCTGGCTTGGGCAATACGGTCTGCGTATCGCATCTAACATTCCCCTGGAAAACCACATCCCGGAAAGCGTATTCGCTTAATCACTGCAATGGCGCGTATCCCGCGCCATTTTCTTATTCCCGATAACAAAATGTTTTTTGCCTTATCCGCTTGCGATAATTACACCAACAAGAAAACAAGATGTTTACGCATGGAGGATATGCACATGACCGATTTCACTATCTCCCCTAAAGCTGAAAACGTATGGCTGGAATCCTGGCTCGACCTGTCGCCGGAAGAGCAGCTGGAAATGGATCACATTGAACAGGACGAACAATGTGATGCCCGCTTCTTCCGCTTTGAGGACAGCGTTTATGACATTGCCGACTTCATGCGCGATGACCGCTTCCCGGATTGGCACGCAGGCTACCCATTAAATGCCTTCGCCATGCTGATGATCCGCGTGGATGGCTCAGGTGATACCATCGACGTCGGTCTGCTCCACTAAGAGAACGAGGCCACCCATGCTGGTGGCCTTAAATGGCCATCCTGTTTCCCGCAGGCTAAAAACACCCACCTCTTACCGCCAGGCTACCTAATAACCCTCCGACTCCCTGCCGGCCACCAGCTACCGGAACAGAACGCTTGGACGCCTTATGCGCGTAGCGATAATTAAACCAACAAGAAAACAAGTTGTTTAAAGGATTATCACCATGAACTTTATCGCTACTGTTAACACCCCTGCGCATGGCCATATTTCTGTGACGTTCTCTGATAACGAGAAAAGCGTGCTGGGCGCCTGGCGTGACAATGTAACCATCGAGCTGTCCGGGAAAGAGAAACAGCAGATCACCAATGACATTATCTGCAACCGTCGCCATAAGCGCGTATTTGAGAAAGCGTATGTCTCCACCTCCGGATTTGGCGTATTCATCTTCCCGGTACGCAGCGGTCGCTTCTGCCAGTCAAAACTCATCGAGTTCGCCACGCAGATCGCGCTATGGGTTAAAAAAGAATCCGGGCTCGACTTCAGCGAACAGGAAGCAGTGGGGGAGGGGATGCGTATCGCCAACAATGCCATCAAGTGCAAAAACGTCACCTACGAAGCAGGAATCGACTCGTGGAGTGTCTCGTGCGGTGAATACGTGAAAGAGGTGTACGGAAAGAACCGCATTCACATTCTGGCTGGCAAGTAAGAGGAGAGGGGCTGGAAACGCCCCTTTCTTTTCGTCCACCAGCTGCCGCAGGGAATTTCAGAAACGGCCAGAGAGCTGTCCGGGGAACCGAAGGGAAACGGCCAGGGAATTTTCGGGAAACGGCTGGGTTTGCCTTTATGTAGAAAACTGAGCGGGAGAAGCCCAGAATCCTGCCAGAAAATATCGCAGGGGCGCTGGGGTAGCGCTGGTGGGGTTTCAGCCCCTGAGCAATCCAGATAGCTTTCGCTATGTGATTATGTGAATCCGTGGGTAAACCACAGGAAGCGCGTACACGTCGCGCCAACGTGCTAATGATACGCGAGCGCCCACGGATAGCTCCAATATTGCCGACACGTCCCGAAGGATGGCGCGGATCACGTCGCCAGATATCGCCAGACGATCACGCCCACGACACGACAAAATAAGCCACGCGCTAAAACGCTGTAAAACGCGCTATAACATGTTTTTATTGTGGGTAATGGGTATGTACCACCACACATAAAAACGCGTTAAATTGGCGCGTTTATGGCGCTTGTTTTTGGTCTGTTTTGGCTGACTTCAGACAATAAAAAACGCGCCAACAATGGCGCGTTATGGTGTGCGGATCTTGAAACGAAAAAAGCGCCCATAGTGGGCGCTTTTGTTTAAATGCTGTTTTGCAGTTTTCCGATCATTTCAGACAAGCGCAAATATTCACGCTTGCGCTTACAGTCTCTTTTACTGTTAAGCAAATCAGAAAACGTAAAATTTAATTTGTCACGTTGCGCTTTTAAGTCGTCGATTAATTCAAGTTTATAAGCGCGATATTTTGCGCGATATTCCGCGCGGATCTGGTCATAACTAATCATGATTTTTATCCTTAAAACTAGCGCCCATAGTGGGCGCTATATCCATCTAATTACGCTTTGAAAGCATCAGCCAGATAGTTATAAAAATCATTCTTGATAAAGCGATATTGTTGCGATCCGTTTTTAGCAGCGCCCATTCCTTTGATTTTCTCGACCAGTCCGAGACGTTCACACAAATTGATAAGCTGATTGGCTTGAGTGTAGCCAGCGTCTAATTTAATCTCACATGCTTTTTTAGCTTCATTCATTAAATCGAATACAGCGCCATTTGTGAATGTCTCCATTTCATCATTAATCATTTCGATTAATGCGAATACGCGAGATCCGGACATATCAGCGACGGAATAAACGCATTTACCAGACTTGATAGATTTAACCAGATAAACCAATTTTTCGAGTGAATAGCTATTGGTCATAGCTTCGCGGAAAAACACTTCTGGCGCTTGTTTGCTTGCTTTAATCGCGTAGTAAAAGACACCAGCTAATTTCTCATCATTAACAGCGTTTAAAACGTTGTTGGTGAAGTATGCAAGTTTGGTAGTCGCTGCAAGCATGTTAGCTTTATCTGCTTTTGTGTGCGTACCATTCTGATAATGATTGTTATAAGTCTGAGTAGCATTATTGGCTGCAACTTGTAATTCATTAGCGATAACTACAGCAGCGTCGATGATGGATTTTTTAGAGATAGCAACGTTAGACATGATATTAATCCTTAATAAGAGTAAAAATAAAATTCTTGTATCGTTAGCGTGTTCGCTTTCGATGTGAGTAATTATCGATATGCAGAAATTAAAATCAAGAGTTTTTTACGCGGGAACGAAAAAAATTTTTCTTCAATAAAAATCAAAGTCTTAGAAATAAAACGCGTTTTCTCGAAGGTGTTGCCTAAATAAATTCTCTATTCGGTCAATCACCCTTATATATTTAAAGTGGAATCGGGATTAGGGAAAATAAATATAACGGGAAGTGACACATAAAATAATAACCGGACTTAGCCGGTTATCACCCTTATAGATTTAAAACGGTAAAATCCGTTCGACCCAATCGAAGAGAACTATCGCTCGTCCGCGCTCGCCAACTCTCATTGCGACCTGACAGGCATCAACGCCTAACGAACACCCCTCAATTTCACGGCCATCCGCCATGTAGACCCTTATAGACTTTTGCGCCTCATGAGCTTGACGACAAATTTTGAAGAAATCGCGGCGTGATGGCCGATTGTCCACATAGTCAGGGTGTACAGTGAGCCTACCTGTAAACATCTTGTCCACTTCGACAGGTGTAATTGTTTCTATGGTGCTAACTCGCTCCAATGGAAGACGAACACGATGTTCTTTACTTCCTATAACGGGAGAAAGATCTAGCTTATTGCGTGCGGTAAGCAGACCAATAACGTAAAGACAAAACGTCTGACCATCATCGATCGTGACCCTTACAGGTATATTCCTTGCCCGTAGGAACTGCAAACTAAACTCCACGTTAGAGTAGTCGCGGGGCCAGACCTCTGCTGGGATGCCGTATGTAATGTCTGTGATCGTCATTAGTCTACCTTAAGTGGCGTGTCGAGAAGCCCAAACTTAAACTGCTTGCTACCTGCCACGAGGAAGGGGGCTTCGATGTAAATGGTTTTGTTGTCGATATCTGATTTTGCGGTCTTTTTGATGTCTTTTAGAAGCCTAATTGTTGCTGCGTTGTCCAGAACAAGTACTTTGCCGGTCGCATCATTGCCGATTTTGCCGTATGTCGTGAACGATTCATTACTGCCAACGCGGATATGAATCGGGCAACCGCTCTTGGCGATCTCATCACAGTACATAGTTCCATCAATCACATTTAGTAGACCGTAGGTTGGAACAAGAGCCTTGCCAGAGTTGGTGCTTGTTCCTTCTTTGACAGCTGTACCCATGATTTGAAGGCGCATATGTTCTGATTCACCGGAAATCAGTGTTTCTTCCGCGTTATCGGAATACCTGAACCATACAGGTTGAACTGTTCCTCTGGCCTCGTATTTTACATTGTCTAGGGTAGTGAACTTGCTGTACGTTTTTTGCATGTCAGCAACCATATCTGACACTGCATTGGCAGAGAATGATAGAATATAGGTGGTTACTAAGATGGCTAAACGAGTCATTCTGACCTCAAATTAACGATATGCTATTTCCAACAGAAGATGCTGCTTATAAACGCCTCAAGATGAAATCTGAATAATTTGTCTTTGAAAAACTTTCTCGCCATGAGTGATTTTACGCTCTAGCGAATTAAGAATTTCGTTAATAGAAATATTCATCCACCACCTCTGGCTCAAATTCCTCGGTTGTGAAGCCTACAAATATTCGTCAACCGATCAAGAACTTTTTTCAGCCGGAGGTGTGCGAAAGTGAAAGTGTGATATAAATCACATGCTGACATCTACAGACGCCAGCATGTTGATGATTATTTGCCCAGCACTTTGTACTTGTTCGTAATCAAACGCTCACCCTTTCTGGTAACTGTAAAACCAAACGGCGCTTTGCTGTTTTTACGTAACACGCTTTCAGCGAGCGCTTCATCGGTAGGTTGTATAGTTGAATTGTCTATCCAGTCGATGAGGGCAAGAAAGTTTAAAAGTTTCATGCTCGTGACGCCCATCTTACAGGCTATGTCACGGACGGTACGAATCTGCCTGCATTTTGTTTCATGTGCTGCGATAGGTGTCTTTGAATTGTTTGGTGTCAGTAACGTATCCAGTGTATTAAAGAACCCCCTTGCGGATTCAGACTTAATAAGACCTGAGTCGCTCATATCACACGCGATACGGTACAGAATATTGCTGTTGTTCATGAAGGGATAGTTCTCAACGAATCTGACGAATGCTTGTGCATTTTTCTCTCCGCATTTGTAATCCAGCGGATTATCTACGCGCCAGAAAAATGCACTGTTGTTTTTTGCGTCAAAGATATCAACAAATGGTAGTTCAGCTAAATAGTTCATCATGTGCTCCTTTGTAACTTGACGAGCACATGATGAACTACGAAATAAGGGGAAAAAGTGGAAGATTACGGCAGCCGTTTGAGAATATCGGCCAGATCTTCTTTGGTCATGCCAGAGGATTCGTAAATCTTCATGACCTTTTCACGGGCCTTTGCAGAAGCCTCTAATGACGTAGCTGCCTTATCAAAATCAGCCATCGTCATGTTGGACAGCACCAGATTGATGATGTCTGCCTTTGACAGCTTTATGTTGCGTTCACGCAGTCGATTCTGAAAGGTTTCCAGCTTGTCGTTTGCTTTTTCGGTTAACTGAACCTGGCAGTGTATAGCGCGTTTCTCGCTCATGCTTACTCTCTATTCAAAACAGTGAAATCGAATGTGCTACCCACCGGCAAGACTCCTTCGGCAAACCCTGGCGTTGTGTCGATAATGTGCTTCCGCTCATATGAATGCGACATGAGATATTTGTTGCTCACGTCGATAAAGTCGGTAATAAAGCACACGTTAGCCTGATTCTTTTTGGCTCGAAGACCGCGACCAACACGTTGGCGCATCTCAACTTCGGCTTTGCCGCCACCACCCAGAATCACCGCCCCTACGCTTGGAACGTCGACACCAACATCCAGAATGGTTGAACCAATCAGAACATCTATCTTGCCTGCCGCCAGACTGTTGAGCTTTGCTTGTCGGGTAGTCTGGTTTGATTCTCCGTAGATGAAATCGACCTTCAGGCCGCTTTCCTTCATCATTTCCATCAAAATCTGACCATGACGCTTCAAACGAACCAGCGTCATACAGTTCAGACCGTGACTTTTGTACATTAACGCTTCGCGCACAATAGCCTCGTTGCGGCCCAGATTGTAAACGATGCCTAACTGATAGGCTTTCTGGTAAGCCGTACTCATTCCAACCCGAAAGTTCAGGTGTTTCGAAGCAAGTTCGGCCCTAATCCGCACCTCGTCTGGAGTGTACGCGATTTTATGATATAGAAAGTATGGTTTCGCTAAAATACCTCGATCGATCAAATATTTCTCCGTTACCTTTATCTCAATGCGGCCGGCAACGGCCATGAGACGCATATTTGCCTCGGTCGAGTCCTTCATGAACGGCGTAGCTGTCAGCGCCAGACGGTAATCGGCATTGATGCACAACCTGGCGATATCGTAGAAGTTTGAACCAGATGATTCGTGTGCCTCTTCCAGAATCAGCAGAGAAACGCTGGACAGAAAGCGCTTAACCAGTTCCCGGCGCTTCAGGTGGTACTGTTTTTTCTCCGGTGATGCGTCGCGCGGTGGCTCTTCGAGAAAACTGGCCAGGGTCTGCACCGTGGCAACGTTGATATGGCGCGAGACCTGGAACTCACCAGATCCAATCACCCCAACTTTCTGACCTTTCAGCCACGGCTCGCCATTCTCCGCGCGGTAATCGATGGATTTCTGGAAGTTCTCTGCCATCTGGAACATCAGAACCGAGCGCGTGGTTAAAAACAGCGTCATACGACCAATGCGAGCAGCTGCCTTACACGCTACGTTCGATTTACCGCCACCCGTCGCAATCTGGGCAATCATCATCCCTTCGCGCACCAGTGTTTCCACAGTCTGATCCTGATACGCATAGTCCGGGTTATACGGGAATGGGTTAACTACCGGGTTCGGCTTGCCCAGCGCGGGGGCTTTTTCCTTGCGCACATGCACGCATTTGATGCCAGCTTTCAGAAGGTTGGCCGCTACTGGCTTCGCAAACCCAGCCGGGAACGCGTTTTTGCTCCAGTTGAACATCGTGCTGGTTCCTTTCCAGTCACCAGCCTCCACTTCATAGCTCAACATCTCCTGAACGAGCCGTTTCACGTTGTCATCAGCGCCAGAAATCAGCGCATTGACTGCATTCGATACAATCCGAACTGTCATAAACCTCTTTCCTTCGTGCCTTTTGTATGGTAATTGGCTATTATAGTAAGTAAGTACTTATACAATGGATTGTATCAGAATTATGGATGTGAAAATTACGATTCTGCAGGTGGAAGTCGCGAACCTGCGTCCGAATCCCTGGAATACCAACTCCGTTGGGGCGCAAAACTTCGAAAAACTGAAAGGCTCTATCGAAAAATTGGGCTTTTTTAAGCCAATTCTGGCGCGGGAGCTGGACGGGGGCGTTTTTGAGATCCTCGGTGGCGAACATCGCTGGCGTGCCGCGATGGAGCAGGGCATTTCAACGGTTCCCGTCATCTCCGTGGGCAAAATTAACGACCTGGTGGCCAAACAGATGTCCCTCGTCGATAACGAGCGCTACGGCGAAGACGATCAGGTCGCTTTGCAGCGCTTAATCGAAGAAATCCAGTCTGAAATCGACTACCGGTTGTCCGATATCGCCCCGTATGACGACGAAATGGCGGCAACACTCGCCAAAGCGTCCGTTATCGATCTTGAAGCGCTGGAAGCGCTCTCCCGTGGCGATGACGAGCCGGTCGATGAGGACAAACGCGAGAAAACCGAGCGAGTCGGCGCTGAACACCAGACGATGCGCTTCAAAGTGACGTTTGATGCGTCAGATCGCGTCGCCGACACCATCAAAACCATCATCAAAGAGCAGGGAATCAATACCGGTAACGAAATTGAGAACGCCGGTGAAGCCCTGGTGTGGCTGGTCGACTACTACAAGGAGCGTATGTAATGACCAAAAACTTTGAAATCGTCTATCGAAACCCGGCAGAACTCATCCCGTATGAGATGAACGCCAAAAAACATGACGAACAGCAGATCCGCGACCTGGCGGCCGCCATCAAAAAGCGCGGTTTTGACCAGCCGATCACGGTCGACAAGCATGACGTCATCATTACTGGCCACGGTCGTTGCGAGGCGGCTCTTCTGGCTGGTCTGGAGCGTGTGCCGGTCATCGTTCGCGACGATCTGAGCGAAGAAGAAGTGAAGGCGAAGCGTCTGGAAGACAACCGCCTGGCCAGTATTGACTACGACGCCATCAAATTGCAGCAGGAACTGGAATCCCTAGTGCTGGGCGACGTCGAGGTCTTCGGTTTTGAAGAGCGCGAGCTGAACGTGCTTGTCGGCAGCATGACCGAAGAGATGGAAACCGGCTCTCTGGTGCTCGATCTGGGCGAAGAGACGGAACGCCAGAAAGAAGAGCACACCGAGATCAGTCGCGAAGTGGCCTCTGAAGAAGTCCGCGTCATCGACGTATTGGGCTTTAAAACGCTCCCTGCTGGCTCTGCCATTGTGGTTGGGGATTTGCTTGCCCACATGGAAGAAATCACGGGGGAGAGCGGGGTAGACGCTTTCGTGGCGTATGCGGAGAAAGTTTCTTCTGGGGAGCTGGCTGCATGAGCAAATACACCATCAACGTATCGTTTCAGACCCGCGTGAACAAAACCACGCGCACGCTGGAGATTGCCGAATCGTTCGGTCTTGGCCTGGACGAAAAAGAGTGGACGCTTTACGACAATCTGGAGCTGGAAGTGAAGCAGGGCGATGTGGTGTACATCACCGGCCAATCCGGTTCCGGTAAATCCGTTGTGCTGCGCGAGCTGCAACGCCAGATGAAGGATGAAGGGCTTTCTGTAGCCTCCATCGATGACTTTACCTTCGACAATGAGGTTAACGTCATCGACCAGCTGGGCAAAACCACCAGCGAAGCGCTGGGGCTGCTGTCTATGGCCGGATTGAATGACGCCTATCTATTCGTGCGCAAGCCATCCGAGATGTCTGACGGCCAGAAATACCGTCTCAAGATCGCCAAGCTGATCGAGTCAGGCGCAAAAGTCTGGGCAGCCGACGAATTTGGCGCTGTTCTCGACCGTGTAACCGCCCAGGTTGTGGCGTCGAACCTCCAGCGTGCCGCCCGTAAGGTTGGTGCGACGGTAATGGTGGCGACGACCCACGAAGACCTGAAGAACGCGCTGCGCCCGGATATGCAGATCACCAAGCACTACAAAGAACGCGTGAAGGTGGAATATGCCTGATTTGAAGATCGTAGAGCTGAAGCCATCGAAAGAGGCTGACAGCAACAACGTTGAAGTCATCCGCCTGCTGGAAGAAGCACTCCAGTACGCCAGAGAAGGCAAAAGCCAGAGCCTGGCGCTGCTGATGATTAACAACGACGGCAGTGTTCTGGATTGCTGGCATAACGGTGGGCGTCCATACGTCATGGTTGGGGCGATGGAATCGCTTCGCCTGGACTTCATCAATGCCAATATCGAGCGCAGGTGATCGACATGACAGACATCATCATCAAACGCTACCGCCCGGAAGAGTTCCCGCGTCATCTGGACTTTCTGGAGCGTATGACCGTTACCAAAGGTACGGTTGAAGACTGGCACGCGCTGAAGTCGCTGCACTACAAGACGGATGGTAAGCCGTTCGCGCCAACGTATTATCGCTGCGAACTGGACGACCGGCTGGTGGGCGTCGTGGTTATGGCTTACCCGAAACTGCTGCTGGCGCCTCGCCATCGCATGTTTCCTAAGCTGAAGCCAACCACCAATACCACCGTGGCCAACCAGTATTGGGGGCGGTACGTGAACAACAACTTTGCGGTGATCAGCCGTTCCGTTGTGGACACTCAGTACCGCGGCGTCGGCGTCTCCTATCGAATGATTAACCTGGTTAGCAGGATGCACGACCGGCCAATCATCGAGATCCAGTCGTCGATGAGCAAATACAACCCGTTCGCCATGAAAGCAGGGTTCCAGTTCATCCGTCCGGAGCGTCCGAAGAGCTATGAGAGTGCGTTGCGCGTCTTCCAGCGTCATTTCCGTTCCGACCCTGGCGACAACGAAGCGATCGTCAAAGAGCTGTTCGCCATGAGCGAGTCTCGCCGTCGTCGTGCGCTGCGTGATCTGGTCGCTGACTACCACAAGAACAGTTCCCTGGCCAAAGCCGGGCGTAATCGTGGCACGACGATTCAGGACATTGCCGACAGTCTGGTGGACGAGGCCAGCATCGTGAAGCTGCTCAAGGACATTCACAACCTGAGCTTCACGTCTCCGCTGTATGGCGTGTACCGAAACCCGGACTTTGGTCGTCAGCTGCCGGACACGCTGCCACTGCTGGCATTCGACAAACAGCCTTTGAATAAACCTCTTGAAATTGCATTACCGGCATAAGGATTTGCCATGACGTTGACCGACAAACAAAAAGACATCATCAAAACCATCAATTTAGGCCATGAGCGTGGGCATCTGCTCGATCTGGACGAGCTGCTTGTAGTGCTGCCGTACAAAACGACCAAACAGAGTATGCAGTTCTCTATCCGCGCACTGGTGAAAAAGGGGCTGGTGGAGAAAGGAATGTGCCGCCAGCGCGGTGATTCCGGCTACCACCGTCGCACGCTGGGACTGACCACTTTAGGTCGTGCCAGAGCCAAATTACTGGTGATGTAAGTCGGTCTGGGAGCCAGTTTGAGAGCCTGCTTCCGTATATATAAATACTAAGTGACTTATTAAATATATACGGAAGCAGGTTCTGAATACTCCCCAGCCCGGTTTTAAACACCCAGAAAACAAATTGGTTAGGCACAGAATTAAACAAGTTGTTTAGGAGCGCAAGGATGCGCTCTGAGTGTTTTAGAGGGATCTATGACTGTAGAAAAAGACGAGAGCAAAACTCGCCTGACGCCAGCTGAGTGGGCAGAAGCCGAAGCAAAGTGGACTTCCGGCGAATACACACTCTCCAAGCTGGAGGAAGAGTACGGCATTCGTCGTGAAACGCTCTCCAGACATTTCAAAAAGCGTGGATTAGAGAAAGGCGCGGACTCCGTTGGGAAGATGGTGCGCGAGTCGCTCAAATCCGACGCAGAGCTGCGTGCGAAGGCGCGTGCAGAGAAAATCGAAGAGCGCCGGACTCGTTACGACGATTGGGCATTCGCACTCGGTCGGATGGTGATGCATGAGGTGGCCACAGCCAAGAAGGACGGCAAGCCACTCGCAACCATCGAAGATGACCTGAAGAGTCTCCAGCGTGCCAGCGGCACACTCGCTAAGTGCTTCGAAATATCCTCGAAAGCGCTCGGTATGGATCGCGCTGAGAACGAAGAAGACGAAATCCCGAACCTGGTATTTGGCGAACTTACGCCTTCCCAGGTGGCGCAGCTGCGTAAGGAAGATGATGAGCCGGATCTGATTGATGACGATCTGCTTGAGTCACTCGAAGAGGAAGCACTGAGCGAAGCAGAGGGCGATTCTGACGCGTCTGGTGATGAAAGTGATGGGAGCGTCTAACTATGGCCATCCCGTCGTCTCTGAGTCTCGTACAGCTGCATTCTGGGCAGATGCAAGTCTTCCAGTCGCCACATCGTTTCAAAGTGGTGTGTGCGGGTCGACGCTGGGGTAAATCCCGGTTGTCGATCTCCACCATCATCCGCGCGGCAGCCAAAGAGAAAAAGCAACGTGTCTGGTACGTCGCACCGACTTACCAGATGGCTCGCCAGATCTTGTGGGATGACCTGCAGGAAGTTCTGCCTCGTAAATGGGTTCGTAAGAAAAACGACACCACGATGACCATCGTGCTGAAGAACGGCTCTGAAATCGCGCTGAAAGGTGCGGATAAGCCCGATACGCTTCGTGGTGTGGCACTGCACTTTGTGGTGCTCGATGAATTTCAGGATATGAAGCCGGACACCTGGTACAAGGTACTACGTCCGACACTGTCCTCTACCCGTGGCGGTGCGCTGATCATCGGTACGCCAAAAGGCTTCTCCGAGTTCCACAAGCTGTGGACTATCGGTCAGAACAAAGATTTGCAACGCAAGGGGCAGTGGAAAAGCTGGCAGTTCGTTACGGCTGATTCTCCGTTCGTACCGAGCGCGGAAATCGAAGCAGCGAAGAACGATATGGACCCTAAATCGTTCGCACAGGAATACCTGGCCAGCTTCGAAAACATGTCCGGACGCGTTTACTACCCGTTCGACCGCAATGTGCATGTGAAGCCACTCCAGTTCAATCCGAAACTGCCGATCTGGGTTGGTCAGGACTTCAACATCGACCCTATGTCATCGGTCATCCTGCAGCCGCAGCCAAATGGCGAGTTGTGGGCCGTGGACGAGGTTGTGCTGTTCTCTTCCAACACGGCTGAAGTGTGTGATGAGCTGGAGCGCCGTTTCTGGCGCTGGAAGTCTCTGGTCACTATCTTCCCTGACCCGGCTGGTGCGTATCGCCAGCACGCACGCGGCGAATCGGACGTCGATATCTTCAAGGAAAAAGGTTTCCTTCGAGTCGATTATCCGAAGAAGCACCCGCCGATCGCAGACCGTGTGAATGCAGTGAACCGCATGTTGATGAGTGCCTCGGGCGAAACACGGTTGTACATCGATCCGAAGTGCAAACACCTCATCGACTCGCTGGAGAAGGTGATCTACAAGCCAGGCTCACGCGATATGGATAAGACTGGCGGCATCGAACACAGTGCGGATGCGTTGGGTTATCCGGTTCATCGTAGGTATCCGGTGAAAAATCGTGTTATTCTTGGCGGATCTAGATAGGTAAGTACTTACCTAAACGGAAAGGAAAAGCAAATGGAATTGACTGACAAGCAAATCAAAGACCTTGTGGCACGACGCCACCCTGAATATGAGAAGAAAAAAGAACATTGGGACTTCCTCGCCAGCACCTACGCTGGCGGGCGTGCCTGGTTCAACGACAATATCTTCCGTTACTTCAAAGAGGGCGATCAGGAGTTCAAAGAGCGCCTGGAACGCGCTTATCGCTTCAACCATACGCGCGAAGTGGTAAACCTCATCAACAAATACCTCTTCAAAGAGGTCATTCACCGCAACACTGATGAAGCACCGGAGCAGATCCGCAATTTCTGGAAGCGAGCCACGCGCCAGAACGCCTCCATCGATGCGTTTATGGCGGCTATCGATCTGCAATCATCCATTTATGGCCGTATCTGGGTTGTCGTGGACAGCACCATGAACGTCGATGTTGAGTCTGTTGCAGACGAGAAGAAAAATGATGCGCGTGCCTACGCTTACTGGATTTCGCCGCAGCAGCTGCTTGATGTTGCCTGGGATGAAGACGGCAATATGTTGTGGGCGCTGATTGTTGAAATCGCGCGCGACGACGAAGATCCGTTCACGTCAACCGGGCAGGAATACCAGCGTTACCGTCTGTGGACGCAAAACGAGTGGTATCTCTTCCGTGAAGAAGTGAAGAAAGGTTCCGGAAATAGCGGTCGTCGTCAGGCCAAAGTCGTTCTGGAGGATAGCGGCCAGCATAATCTTGGCGTGGTGCCGGTGTTTCCGGTGGATTGCATTGGCGAAAGCGAGTCTCCGTATTTCAGCCCGTCGTTGATTGATGATATCGCCTATCTTGACCGCGCCGTGGCCAACTACCTGTCGAACCTTGACGCGATTATTCAGGATCAGACATTCAGCCAGCTGGCGATCCCGGTTCAGTCATTGCTGCCGGGCGATGAAAACCACACCAAAGTGCTCGAAATGGGGACAAAACGCGTCTTCACCTTCGATTCTGAGAGCGGTAATCAGCCATTCTACCTGTCTCCAGACCCGAAACAGGCTCAGATGATCATCACCACGATTAAGACGGTGATTAACGAGATCTACCATTCCGTTGGTGTGGCAGGTGAGCGAACCAAGCAGGATAACGCACAGGGCATCGATAACTCTTCGGGCGCAGCGAAGATGTACGACTTCCAGCGCGTTAACAGTCTGCTGGTGACAAAAGCAGAGCGCCTCGAAAGGGCAGAACGCCAGATGATGCAGCTGGCAGCGAAATGGATGGGTGTCGAACTGGATGAAGACCACTCTCTGATCGCGTACCCGGAAAGTTTCGACATTCGCGGTCTGACTGACGAGTTCGCCGTTGCTGAGAAACTGTCGCTGCTCCAGGCGCCTGATTCTGTGCGTCGTCATCAGATGGAAATGCTCATCGAGAAGGTCTTCCCGAACATTTCCGAGTCGATGCAAAAGGAATTTCAAAAAGATCTCTTGAAATTTCCTCCAAAAAATGATCTTAACACTCTTGAAAATAAGTCAGCACTTACTTATGATCGAGGTATAGCCCAAGAAAGCGGGCAAGATCAACCCCGAGGGAATGGGGACTCATCTACTCAAGAGACCGAGTGATAAGTAACGAAAAGGAATTTCTATGAATCTGTGGCAAATGCTTATGGCCCGTCGTGGCCTGATGGATGTAGCTGAAGCGCATGAGCGCGGAGGTGCTGGTGCTCCTGCTGGAGACAACGAGCAGGGCAATCAAGACCCAGGCAAACAGGGCGAGCAAAAAGAGCAACCGAAGGGTGACGACGACGAGTATGCCGGTATGACTCAGGAAGAGTTGCTGGCAGAACTGCGTAAGTCCAAGAAAGCCGGTGCTGACTTGCTGAAAGAGAACATGAAGCGCAAAGAGAAAGAGCGCACATTGGCCGATCAGCTGGCTCAGTACGGAGATATTGACCCGGCGCGTGCTCGCCAGCTTCTCGAAGCTGAACAAGCCGCAGAAACCGCACGTCGGGAGGCGGAGCAGGCTGAACTGGAACGCCGTGGTGAGTTCGATGCTGTGAAAAAGCAGATGATCGAAGCGCACCTGGCTGAACTGGCACAGCGCGACGAACGCTACTCCGCTCTGGAGAGCGAGAACGCCGCACTGAAGGCTCAACTGGTCGAAATGACTGTTGGCGCTTCCTTCAGCGGCTCTGCCTTCTTGCGTGACAAAGTTCTGATGACTCCGGCTAAGGCTCGCGTTATCTACGGCTCTCATTTCGAAGTGGGTGAAGATGGTAGTGTTGTGGGCTTTGATAAGCCAGCCGGTCAGAAAGAACGTGCAGTTCTGGTTGACGGTGAAGGCAAACCGTTACCGTTCGAATCCGCGATTGAGCGCATTCTGCGTGCAGATCCGGAAGCTGACGCACTGTTGCGCAGCGAAGCCAAGCAGGGTGCTGGTTCCAATAGCAAACCGACCCACAAAGTAAACCAGCCGAAGAGCAAGTCGACTATGGATAAGTTGACCTCCGGTCTGGGGAAAATCGGACTCAAGTAACATCTTAAATCATAGGGAAATGAAAGATGCCATTACTGCGTGATGAAGCTGAAAAGCTGTCTAACAACGAACTTGAGCAGGGTGTGATCGAGACCATCATCGATCGCGATGACCTGTTCGCTGTTCTGCCTTTCATGAAGATTAATTCTAAGGCACACCTCTACAACCGCGAAGCTACCCTGAGCGAAGCAACCTTCATTGATGTGAACGATACCATCACCGAAGGCGCTGCAACCTTCACCGAACACGTTGCGAAACTGCGTATCCTGGCAGGCGACGTAGACGTCGACAAATTCCTGGCGACCACTATGTCCGACACCAACAACCAGCTGGCAATCCAGGTTCGTCAGAAGGTGAAAGGTCTGGCTCGCGCATTCCGCCGCAACCTGATTCTGGGCGACTCCAGCACCAACACCAAAGCATTCGACGGTATTCCGAAGCTGATGCACGACAATCAGAAGATCGACATCGAAGGCGCTTCCATGACCTTCTCCATGTTCGACGAGCTGGTCGACGCGGTGAAAGATCTGGGCGCAGACTGCATCATGATGCGTTCCGAGCACCTGCGTGCTTATCGCGCTCTGCTTCGTACCGTTAGCCTCGGCCCGTCCGAAATCATGATGGAAAACTTCGGCCGTCCGATGCTGTGCCACAACGGTGTACCGTTCATCGTGAACGACTTCATCCCGACTGACGCGGGCAAAGCAAGCATCTACTGCCTGCACCTGTCCGAAGAGAACGGTGTGACTGGTCTGTATGGCGGTGAAAACGCCGGTATCGTTGTTGAGAACATCGGTACTGTTCAGAACAAAGACGCAACCCGTACCCGCGTTAAGTGGTACTGCTCTCTGGCGAACAAGCACGACAAGGCTATCGCCGCGCTGACCAACGTAAAAATTTGATTAGTATAGTAGGTAAGTAATTATCTACCGTTTAAGGGTGGGCTATACGCCCACCCTTTTTGTAGGAGCGAGAAATGCCAGAACAAAAGATGAAGATCACGGAAGAGGCGTTTGCGGATTTCACGGGGCATATGTGCCGTGCCGGATTCACCAATTCCATCTCCAACGAGCCTCTGAGCGAGCGCCAGCAGAACCATCTTGCGGCTTGCTTCCGGGCAATTCCGTTCACTCAGTCTGTCACCATTACACCGGCTGCGCCGTCCGTATTGGTGGGCAAAACCGTTCAACTTAGTGCAGGTATCACTATGAGCAAAAGCGCAGATTCATTCACCTGGACGTCGGCCAATGACCAGGTCGCCACAGTCAGCGGTACGGGTCTGGTTACTGGCGTGACTCCGGGCAAAGTGAAGATCACCGCCACCGATAAGCAGACTCAGCTTTCTGCGTCAGTCGAAGTGACCGTTAAGCCTGTCAGCGTGGAGTCCGTTACCGTAACGCCAGACTCTACCACCGTTGAGAAGGGGAAATCGGTCAAGTTGCGTGTTGATGTACAGCCGTCAAACGCAACCAATAAAAAAGTCACCTGGACTTCTAAAAATAGCGACAAAGCGACCGTTGACCAGAACGGTAACGTAGCTGGCGTAGCCGTTGGTACGGCAACTATTGAAGTGGTTTCGCAGGATGGCAGCCATAAAGCTACTGCCACGGTTGAAATCACTGAGCCTGTCGTTGCTGTTACTGGCGTCTCTGTCGATCCGAGCACCACCAGCGTTGAAGCCAACAAAACGGTACAGCTGACCGCGAACATCGAACCGGCTGGCGCAACCAATAAGCGCGTAACCTGGGCGTCAAAAAATGCCGAGTTCGCGACAGTTGATAGCGCAACTGGACTTGTTACCGGTGTGGCTGCAGGTACTGCCACTATCGAAGTCACCACGGAAGACGGTAGCCACAAAGCGACTGCGACCGTTGAAGTGACCGCAGCACCGACTGCGTAACCAACACATGGGCGGCTATGCCGCCCATTAAGTGAGAAGAAGAATGAAACCAGCAAAAATTCGTTTATTGGAGCCTCAGTTTTTGGGGTACACGGGCATTCTCTGCGGTATCCAGTTTGTCGACGGCATCTCGGTTGCCGAACTGCCATTCATCGATCAGCAGCGGATTTGTGCTTCCATGCGTGCCACTACCGTTGAAGGTAAAAATGTATCTCCTTCTGCCGCGTACAGCAGCCGCAATGATTTGACTGCGGACGACATTGTCGAGACGGCGGCCCCGGATATTGTGCCAATGAAACGTGGTACAGCTGAAGTGGAAGCCAAACCTGTACAGCGCTTTACTCGTGAAGAGCTGGAGTCGATTGCGGACTGTGAAGGTATTGCGGGTCTGCGTCAGATCGGCAACCAGATTGGCGTGAAAGCCAAAGGCATCGTTGAAATGATCGAAGGTATCCTGAAAGCACAGGGCGGTGAGTAATGGCGCAGATCGACACGTACCGTAGCGGGGAAGCAGTTTCCCTGTCGTTTGCATTTAACGTTCTGGATATTGAGTCGGCCACGTATACCGTCAGAGATGGCGCTGGTGCGATCATCGTCGATAACGAACCTCTCGATATTACTGAGGGGCAGATGTCCATTCCGGTTGTCGTGTCGGCCGAACACAACCTGCTTTCAGATAAAGAGCGCGATCTGCGACACGTCATTGTCAAAGCGGTGGCATCCGGGCTGACGCATGAAGAGCGCAAGATGTACGTTCTGCTGAATAGCTTCGAGCTGTCAATTCCAGGCCAGTCATTCGCAACGGTCGCAGACGCCCAGATGCAAGCTATCGATATGCTGAACGGCGACACCCTGTTAGCTGATGGCGAAGGGTTGATGCGCAAACGTCTCATTGAGGCCACCAGACGCGTCAAAACGTTGCCGTTCTCAATCCGCAAAGTCCTGCGTATCGACTTCGACCGGTACGATCGCCCGCAAAACATGCTGAACGTCTATGACATTCCGTGGGGCGCTGACGGGGCATATCGTCACGATCTGATCGATTGGGAGCAGATGACGCCGGAGAAATTCGACGAGTTCCCGGACTACTTCAAACAGGCATTAATGCTGGCCGTGGTTAATGAAGCCTGCGAAATCGCTAACGGTAATGACGTAGCGGCAGCCCGCGAGGACGGCATTCTGTCTGAGTCCATTGGTGAAACGACCAATATGTACCGCACCGGCAAAGCGGCAAATGTGCATGTGGCTCGCAGTACCTGGCGACTGCTGGTCAGTTACATCAATAACCGCATGATTGTTCGCCGTGCGTAACGCCAGTCGCATTATTTACTTCTGGTCGAAAGGCTCAAGACGAGCAATCGCGCCTTCGCCTGGTAATGAGTGCGGCTGCCAACCACAGGGAGAGTACATGAACATTTCATGGCAAGCCGAGATAGCGATTTACCGTCTGGGTTCGAAGAATGTCTACGGTGAAGCGCAATTGCAGTTCGTCAGGAAGACGAACGTCGGCGTCGTTAAGTTTGAGCAAAGTAACGAGAAGTCATCGGTACGTGCGGACAGCTCCGGCAGTCGCGGTAAAGCGAATCTGGAATTGTTCGATGCTGTTCTGGTGATCCCACTTGAGGCCGCAGTGCAGCTTGATGACGTTCTCATTCTGGAGGGGCAAAAGCTGAAGGTATCCAGCGTGCATCGTCGCTGGGGACTGCGTGGGCGCCCTGGGCATCTGGAAGTAGGGGCAAACATATGGGTCTGAAGTACGACGCGCATCAGTTTAAGCGTGCTGGCGACAGGCTCAATAACAGCCAGAAAGCCTTTAAGCGTTATCTCATCCGTGACATGGAGAAGCTGGCGCGTCTGGTTGAGCGTCTGGCGCGGGCAATGGCCCCGCTGGAGACTGGCTCACTCGAAAGCGCGATCTTCGCGAGAGTGGTCAAAGAAGGCTATACCGGGCTGCGTATTGAGTTATCGGTATCTGGAGCCAAACCACGCGAAGGGCATCCGGGTGTTGAGGTTGGCGATTATGCGGAGTACATGGAGTGGGGCAAGTATCGTCTCGGCTATCTCTCCCGCATGAAGAGCGTCACCAACCCGCCAGTTGCTGGTGTGAAGCCACGAGTTGGGCCTTTGTTCCTTGAGAGTGCCGTGCAGATCAGTGAGAAGCAGTTCACTCAGACGATAGCAGAAGCGGCAAGGAA